CAGGTGCGACGGATTGACACAGGCAGGGTTGTCGCAGGCATGCATCACATCTGCGCCATCCGGTATCGGGCCGTTGAACAGGCGATGCGACACCCGGTGCGCCAATTGATGGCCGCTCGGATACCGGAAAAGCCCGTATCCGTTCTTCATCCGATAGGCGGACCAGTACCAGCATCCGTTCGGGTGAACGACGACGTGAGACATGAAGCGCTCACGCTCAGGAGTTCGCATCATCACTCATTACAGTTGTTGCGTTTCCGCTTCACAGAACATCCCGCGCTTCGTGTACACATGCGCCGACTCGCGCACGACCTCGCCGTTGAGCGTGTAGACCTCGACAAACTTGAGGTAATCCGCCGCATCTTCCCAACGCACCGCGTATTGCAGGCTGGCAATAGGAAGATTGCCGCGCGAGGTGTAGATCAAAGGCTCGTCTGTCATTACGAAACCGTCTCGACGCCCATCGCGCGGCCGTTCTGATCCCGCACAATTCGCTTCGGCAGCGCCATGTGCTGCGCCAGCATTGCGAGCAATTGAAGCTGCTGCTGCTGCAACTGGATCAATTGCGCGATGCCGTCAACAATCGTCTGCGCGGCATCATCGAATTCGTCCTCGCCCTGCTCGCCGGGCATCGGTTGGCTAATATCCACGTCGGCGCACCCTGATTCCCCCGGCCAGGCGCTCTTTCGTCGCCGCCTGCCGCTGCGTGTAAGCGTTCATCCGCGCAATCTGCAACTGCGTCTGCCGCTGCATCTCGGCCTTCTCGCGCTCCAACTGCGCATCAAGCTCGGCCTTGTAGCGCTCGATTTCGGCCTGCAACCGCGCCTTCCACTGCTCGGCCTGCATCTCGGCCTGCATCCGCTGCTGCTCGATCTGGAATTGCCGCTGGTCGTCGGCGGCTTGGGCCTGCATCTCTGCACCCTTGATCTGCATTTGCGCCTGAGCCTTGATCTGCTCGGCCTGGATCGCAGGATGCGGCGGCTGCGGCTGAGGCGGCTGCTTCGTCGGGTCGGTCCAGAACTCTTCCGGGTTGCGGAAGCCCATCGCCTGCGTCAACCTGGCAGCCGTGTTGTAGAGGTTTTCCGGCTTTACCAATCCCGCCTGCAATAGCTGCGTCTGCATCGCAAGCAACTGGCCCAACTGCTGCGCCTGCATCTCTTTTGAGCCTGAGCCAAGCGCGATCTGCACCGTCAGATTCGCCCGCCTGACCCATTCCCTCGGGTCAATCGGCACCCACTCATTGGACAGCTTGACCTTCTCGGCCCGCGTGGCGTTCTTCAGCGTGATCTGGTGCAGCAACAGGAACAAGTCCCGCACACCATCACTGAGCGACCGCGCAACCGCTTCGATGCGGCTCTGAGCCTGTGTAATCAGTTGCGCCGTGCCGCTGGCGGTCTTGTTCAGTGCGTTGCTGTCAAGGTCCGCGCCGCCCGTAAAGTACGGATTGATGCCAGTCGCATCCTGTTTCCAGTGGTCTACGTACTGGATACCGGCCATTGCGTTTTGGCCCACGTCCGGCACCGTCAGCGGCAACACAGCGCCACCGGGGTCGCCATTCGTGCGAACCACCGTTCCGGCCGCGTTGTTCAGCAGATCATCAACGTTCACCCGGTTTATATCGGCCGCCACGCGAGGCGCAATCGCCAGATACTGGCTATCGAGCATCCCGCGAATCAGCGCCGTCTTGATCTGCCCAATCTCGGCGAGAAGATCGTAGAACGACAGCCCATGATGCCGGTGCCCGAAAATCAACGGCGAGAACGCGGCGAACGGCACACAGTCCGCCTCCTCTACGTCCAGCACCTTCTTGTTCGCAATGCAGACCTTCGTCAGTTCCGCCACGCCGTCGCGATCAACGTCTACCCGCATGTAGCATTCGCGGTAGAGAACCCGCCTCATCGAAGGATCGGCGTCGATCACTTCCTCCGACCACTGCTCCTGATAGCGGTCGCGCGCCGATTCCTCTTGCGTGTAGAGCCATTCGTCTGAGCCGAAGTCCTCGTCTCGGAGCTTGTAGCCCATCTCCCGAAGCTCCGAGAGCGTCACCAGCCGGCGATGCTCCACGAACGCCGAATCCTGCAACGAAACCGTTCGCGTCGTCTTGCTGACAAGCAATTCCTCGGGAGGCACGGCAGCGTAGCGCGCCAGCTCCTGCCGATAGAGCCGCTTGACCTTCACGTCGTGCAGCATCTGCGGCGGCACTTGAACCGGCATCCCCATCTGGTCCATGACCACGCCACCAGGATTCGCCGGATCGGGATATTGGCTGTGCTCGATCACCTCCACGTCTGGATCATTGAGCAGCATCCCAAGTTCGTCGTCGGTCTTTCCTTCGTATTCCTCCGTCTGGATATCCTCTTTGATATCCCACCAGACTTTGCAATACCCGGTGCCGAGCAGCAGCGCATCTTGGACGAACGTATAGAAGTGCTGAAAGCTATCGTTACGCTCCAGCGCGAGCCAATTAACGAACTCGGTTTCAAGCCGCGCCTGTTCCTCATCTTCCGGCCCGCGCGGGTCGAACTTGACCAACTGATCGCCGCCAAGAAAGACCCGCATAAGCTGCGGCATCGCCCACAGCACCGTGTCCCGCAGGTCAGTGGCGACAACCTGCGAACGCCCTTCCCGCTCATCTCCATACGGCAGGCCAAGAAAGCGATCCAGCGCCAGCGCGCGCTTTTGCGATAGCTCGCCGTCGCCATAGCCGTATGACTCCGCTTCCCGCGCTTCGATCAGCGCCAGAAGTTCGTCATTCGTCATACGCGCCATTTAGACAATTCCTCGATAGTCGTACTTCAATTGCCCCCATTGCTCGTTTCGCAACTGGTCGGCAATCACCGCGAGATACCTGAACGCATCCGCCGAATGCGAATGCTCGTCATGCACAGGAGCCGTCGGCTCGTCAGTGGTCGTCGGAATGTTCCGGCGATACCGCTTCAAGTGCTCAAGCAACGGCCTGGTCTTTCCCTCATCGAAATAGACCTGGCCGAACAGCATCCGCGCTGCCCTGATGCCCTGCTCGACACCGATGTTCGGCACGATCTGCACCGACCCCAACTGCGTCGAGAGAATCTCCCGCGCCGTCTTGCCGGTCTTGAAGTCCTTAGCGTCGCCGTCGTGCGGCAGGTAGTGCGTGCCGAAATTCAGCAGCCGATTCTTGATTTCGGCCGCGTACTGGTCCAATGTCCGGTGCGAATCCTCGATGAAGTCGATCACCCGGATTTCGCTCACGGACTTCTGCACAAGCAAAATGCTCATGCTGTCGTTCCAGCCCAAGTCCCAAACCGTGTGAACCTTGAGCTTCGGATCGTATGGAACCGGCCGCACCCTGCCGTCGGCGTATGCCTTGTCGATCTCTTTCGCGTAAATGGCACCCTCTACCGACCGGCGCGGCACGCCTTCCCAGATGTTTTCGTAGCTGTCCGGATCGCGCCTGAGCGTGTCCTGTCGCTCGGCTTCGAGCTCGGCAGGAAACCACGGGTTGTCCCGCCAGTTCATCTGCACGACCACCGCGCCGTCCGGCGGCATCGCTACAAACCTCTGGTACGTCGCGTCAGTCTCTAAGTTCGGGTTGAACGACACCCAAACCTCTGAGCCAGGCTTCCTGATCGTCGGCAGCAGTACGTCCCAAGACTTCTTGCTGACCGCCTGCCCTTCCTCGACCCAGACAACATCAACGCCTTCAAACGACTTGATCTTGTTGATGTCCTGAGTGCGCAGGCCGGCGAAGATGAACTCCGACCCGTTCGGCCCGTAAATGGCCGTTTGCTGCACAGTGAATATCGACTCAAGCCCCATGCCGGCGATCTGGTCGGCCAGCAGCTTGTGCACCGAGTCGGCAATGCTGTTCTGAATCTCGCGGGTACACAGCACCCGCAGCGGCCTCTGCGCCGCCTGTATCAGCAGCGCCCGAGCGAAGCCCCAGGATTTCGCGGAACCTCGGCCACCATAGGCAACCTTGAACCGCGCCGGCTGAAACAGGAAGGCGAGCTTCTCAGGAAACTGCGCCTTTAGCACTGATGAATTCGACCGTCATGGACAACTGCACCGGCCCGCCGTTCGGCCCCTCTACTGCCGTCGTATTGCGCTCCGCGTACACCTTCGGCTTCAACTTGGCGGCAATCCACTTGCGCGCATCCACCCGAAGCCGAGAGCGGGCAATCACGTCCTGATTGACCCGAGGCCCGTCGTCCGTCTCGTACGTATCGTTGCTGCCATCGTCCGCAATGACGAGGATTTCATCGGCAAGCACGTCAGCCTGCGCCTCTCTCGCCCTCGCGTATGTGTCGCAAAAATCCTTGTTTGACGCCAGCCAACGGAACACAGTCGAACGATTCGGCATCTCTGGCGCGGCACAAATCGCCTTCAAACTCTCCCCGTCCGCGAGCCGTTCGCAAATCTCGTCGGCTAGTTCCTGGCTAAAGATGGTTGGTCTACCAAGCATGATTGCGGCGCGGTCACGCCAAAAGAAAACGGCCCGCACGAAGCGAGCCGAAGTTACACCCGACAAGGAGGGACTTTGAACCCATTCCGCCGACAATCATTCAGCGTATAGATTCACCTACGATTTTTTCAAAAATCGTTACCGGGCGCAAACGCTAAATTGTCACCCCCGTTTGGATTGAATTCATTCGACTTGTTCATATTTTCCACGGCGGGAACGATCCTCAGATTCCACGGCACATGCAACCCGCAAACGTCTGGATGCAGGATCGGGACAATGTGATCTACATGGTGAGGAATCCCTGTTTCCACTGAAACCCTAGCGCAGTCTTTGTAGATCGCCGCCAATTCCTTTCTATCAACCCACGGCAGCTTTGCGAACCAAAAGACCGCCGAACGATTGTTGCGCCTCAACCCTAGCTTGACCCATCCCGCGCAATTCGCCGGCCTATAGGTGGAGTGCGCCTTGATCCGCTCCTGGCTCTCTTGATACCGCTCTGACCGCAATTTGCGAATCTCAGACTTCCATTCCTCGGCCCGCTTTTTCTTGCGGAGTTTGCTTTGCTCGGGCGCGCTCAGCGGCTTGAAGTCACTCGGCGACGGCCAACTCATCTGACCTAATCCTCCCGAAAATAGCCTTCCGCGCTTCGGACAAACGGACATAGAACGTCTTGCGAGACACCCCCATCAGGTGCGCAATCGTTTTGACCGGCAGCCCGCCTCGTCTGTACTTGGACACAATTTGGCCCCGCAAGTAGTAGCAGGTGACTATCCCGCGGTTTTCCTCGTCTGCGCCGAGAATCGCCAAGTGCAGCGCGGAAATCTGCGGATCGAGCTTGCCGTCGCCTGTTCGCCCTGACGGCGGCTTGACCAGGCACCCGATCACAGATTGCGGATTCGGACTCGGCGCGTATAGCCGCTTTGACCGGCACCATGCCGCCCATTCCGTGTACAGGACGTGCAAATCACTATCCGTCAACGCGCCCTCCGACAACGAAATGATTTCGTTTGCTCAGATTTGCTGTTGCTGTGATAACGCGTAGGTTCGCCTCGCAATTGAGGCCGCAGACCAGCGGATGCTAGATCGGAACGATATGGTCAACATGGTGAGGAATTCCGGTCGCGGCGGTCAGTTCCCGCTTCATTTGCGGGCCCAGTTGCGCAGTTCGTGGTCGATCCAGTCGGCGATCACGTCTCGGTTCCATGTGAAACGCTGACCCGGACCATGCCGCCGATTTCGTCGGCGACGCGGATCGTCAGGTCGAAGCGCGAGTCGTTCACCC